GTACTAATCTTTCTATTGCAGAGTTACAGCCGTTTGAAGAGACTTTGGCTGATGCAATAAATATTGCAGGGGCATACGGCATCCCTGCCGTTCTTGTTCCGCGAAAAGACCAGTCCACATTTAGCAATCAGGCTACTGCTGAAAAGAGCGTATATTGTTCAACTGTTATTCCTATGGCCAAACAATTCTGCAAGGATTTTACAGCTTTCCTTGGTCTTGAAGGAGGGGGATATTATTTGGATTGTGATTTCTCTGATGTTGATTGTTTGCAGGAAGGATTGAAAGAATCCGAGGACGTAAAGACAAATATAAATAAACGTTGTCGTGAACAATTCTCATGTGGGCTTATAACACTCAATGACTGGCGTGCCCAAATAGGCGAAAGTATGATAGAAAATCCCTTGTTTGACAAATTGAAATTTGATATGTCAGATGAGGAACTGGATAAAGTAAATCGAGTTTTTAACACTAAAAGTGGAGATGAAAAAGATGGAAGAGAAAATCAAAAGCCTTCAGTACAAGACAAAGGCAAATGATGTTGATGAGAAGGGTATCGTTACCGTTGCGGTGAATGGTATCGGTGTGAAGGACTCACAAAATGACATATCTATGCCCGGCTCATTCAATAAGACATTGAAAGAAAATATTGGTCGGATGCGTTGGTTCCTGAATCATCGTACAGACCTGTTGTTAGGTGTTCCGTTGAGTGGTAAGGAAACAGAAGGTAATTTGGTTATGGTCGGTCAGTTAAATCTTGAAAAACAGATTGGCCGTGATACGTTAGCTGATTATAAACTGTTTGCAGAGAATGGCAGAACACTTGAACATTCTATTGGGGTCAAGGCCATTAAAAGAGATTCTGTTGATCCCTGTAAAGTGCTTGAATGGCGTATGATGGAATATTCAACATTGACAAGTTGGGGGAGTAATCCCCAGACTTTCCTTGTGAATATTAAGTCTGCTACTGCCGACCAGGTAAAGGAGGCTGTTGATTTCGTTCGGAAAGCGTTCTTGCAGCATGGATATAGTGATGAACGTTTAAAAGGATACGATATGGAATTAAGTTTATTACTGAAGAGCCTCAACGGTGGTGCCGTTGTCTCATGTCCTCATTGTGGTCATCAATTTGATTATGATGCAGAAACAGAGCATACCTTTGCCCAACAGGTATTAGATTATGCTGCTGATTATCAGAGATGGATAACACAGGACATTGTAAGGGAAGAAATGGAGAAGCTCACTCCGGAGATTAGAACCCAAGTAATTTCTCTTATTGATTCTGTCAAATCAGAAAAGAAAGAATTTTCTCAAAAGGGTCTACAAGACCTTATGAATTATGTAAGATGTCCCCACTGTTGGGGAAAAGTATATCGTTCGAATGCTATTCTGCAAAACACTTCTGAAGATACCACCGGAAAAAATGAGCCGTCTGTTGACACTCAAGAAAAGAATGACGGGGAAAATGGGAACGATGAAGTGACGATTAAAGCCGCTGATAATGGCACTTTACTCGATTTTAAGAGTTTGAATAGCTGTTTCGAGAATAAATAACTTAAAATTTAAATTTTATGCCAATTAGAAAATTTACAGTATCAGATTTTAATCTGAAAACGGACGGCTTGCCGGCAGAACAGAAGGCGTTTATGGAAAACATCGTCGGCATGATGTGTGAAGTAGTAAACAAGTCCCTTGAAGGAATTGCATCACCGGATGAGGTATCAAAACAGTTTGACGATATTAATAAATTGCTGAAATCCTATGACAATGAGAAGTTCCAGCAATTGGTTAAAGACAATGAAGAACTCGTTGCCCAGGTAAAGACCCTTGGAGAAAGTATTGAGAAAATGAAACAAAAGGGCTTGTCTATGAATGCTATCAACAAGTTCGATGAGAAGTTGAACGAGATGCTTGATTCTGAAAAATTCAGAGATTTCGCAGAAGGAAAAACACGCAAATCAGGAGAATTTGACGGCTTCTCCTTGAAAGATGTCGTTTCCATGACTGACAATTACACCGGTGATTTGTTGATTACTCAACAACAGAAACGTGTTGTGACTCAGGTTGCCAACAAAAAGTTGCATATGCGTGATGTATTAACGACGCTGACAGCTGATCCTGCATATCCTCAACTCGCCTATGCGCAAGTATATGCTTTCAACCGCAATGCCCGTTTTGTAACAGAGAACGGTCGTTTACCGGAATCAAGTATCAAGGTAAAAGAGATACAGACAGGAACTAAGCGCCTTGGTACTCATATCCGTATCTCAAAACGTATGTTGAAATCAAGAGTGTACGTTCGTTCCTACATCTTGAACATGCTTCCTGAAGCTGTTTGGATGGCAGAAGACTGGAACATTTTGTTTGGTGACGGTAATGGTGAGAATTTGCTTGGTATTATTAATAATACTGGGGTGACTTCTGTAGAGAAGATTATCAGTACAGCCATTGTTACAGGTGCCGCCGGTGCTGTAAAAGCTATTACCGGATATAACGGTGATAAGGATGTGATTGTAGAGTTTGCAGAACCACAGGATTTGATACTTGATGGAATGAGCATCACGTTCGCCGGTGCTGCTGTTCTTACAGAACTGAACAAAACACACGCTCTTGTGAAAATGGAAGATGGTCGTATCCTTATTCCTGGTGTCGCGTTCTCCGGTGCTGAAACGGCTATGGATAAAATGACATTCAGTGTTCATGAAGCCGGCTTTAAGAACATTGAGGAACCCAACTCTGAAGATGTAGTGAAAACAGCTTTCGCCGCAATGACATATGCCCAGTATTTTCCGAATGCTATTATTCTTAATCCAATGACTGTTAACGGTATGGAATCAGAGAAAGATACGACAGGACGTAATCTTGGTATCGTTAAAATGGTTGATGGGGTGAAATATATTGCCGGTCGTCCGATTATCGAGTATGGTGGTATTCTTCCAGGTAAGTATCTTTTAGGTGACTTTAACCAAGCTGCAAATTTGGTTGATTATACCACTTTGACACTTGAATGGGCTGAAGATGTGGAGACCAAGCTTTGCAATGAAGTTGTGCTGATGGCACAAGAAGAAGTTATCTTCCCGATTTATATGCCGTGGGCTTTCGCTTATGGGGATTTGGCCGCATTGAAGACTGCAATAACTAAAGCGTAGGATTATGGATTACATACTTAGAGGTAACGATAAGGATGTAACCAATGTGCTTAAAGAGCAACGCATTCGGATTAATAGAGGGATGATTCAACTCATCCCTATTTCCGAATGTGGTCTTGTTACAGAAGAAGATGCCCGAAAGACATTGGAATGTATGCTTGCAGAGAAAAATGAAGAGATTGGCAGGCTTACTGCATCCATTGTAGAGAAAGATAAGACAATTGTTGAACTGACAGAAGAGCGTGAAACAATGAAAGCTCGCATTGCAGAACTTGAAGTACAGGTGCCTTCTGATGAAAAGAATCTTCCGGTTGCCGATTCAAAAGATTTGCAAGAGGAAGATGCCAAGGAGGTAACTGTTACAGATGATAAAGCCGTTTCCGTAGAAGATGAAAAGAAAACCGGGAAAGGCAAGACTTCTAAATAACTATCGCTATGTTGATTGATGTTTCATATTTTATGTCAGGTCCCAGGCATATTGAGAATGTTTCGGTCGCTGAAATGCCTTCGCCCCAATCTCTTGCTGTGAATGAGGTGATAAATGGGTATATTAAGGCATTTCAGCCCGAATTTCTCCGGAATGTTGTTGGTGTGACTCTTTCCCAAGCTATCACAGATTATTTGGAGCTTATTGAACGGGAAAAGGAAGATTCTTCAGATGAAGTTGATATTCCAGAAGAGAAGGAAGCCCCCCAGTCCGGATATGCAGTATTATGCGAGAAGCTGTGTGAACCGTTCGCTGACTATGTCTTTTATCATATTCTTCGTGACGCAAACACCCAGGCTACAATAACCGGGCTTGTCCGTTTGAAATGTGCTAATGAATATATGGCTCCTTTGAAGAGACAAGTAAGCACATGGAATAGCATGGTAGAGAAGAATAAACAGTTTGTTGAATGGGCTATGTCGAATGATTGTCCTTTCGATGTGAAAATAACCAAGAATCTTTTGACCCCAATTAATGCTTTCAATTTATGATAGATTTAGATATAACAGAACTGTTTGAGGAGATTGTAAAGGAACTTCCAGAAGGGCTTGAAATCCTCTATCCAAATGGGAAAGGGGGAACTAAAGTTGTGAAGTCCCCAAGGTTGAATTACATCTTCGGTAGCAGTCAATATATCAAAGATATTTTAGATGAATACAGTAAGTCTTCTGCCCAGTCTGAAAGGAAGTTTCCATTGGTTGCACTATTCACTCCAATTAGTGAGGATAGAGGTGACGCGGATTATTTTTCAAAAGCAAAGGTTTCGTTAATTATAGCATGTTCTTCTTGTAAAGAGTGGAGCAATGAGATGCGCAGAACCACATCTTTTAAAAATATCCTTCGGCCAATCTATAAACGTTTATTGGAAGTATTATATGAAGATTCTCGGTTCGACTGCGACTATGACGAAAAAGTGAAACATAGTTATTCAGAAAACTATTCATATGGCAGATACGGAGCCTATACAGATTCCGGTGAGGCTGTGAGCGAGCCGATTGATGCCATAAATATACGCTCAATGGAAATAAAAATTAATAATCTTAATTGTAGAAGAAAATGAGAAAGATTAGAACGT